AAGCCGAAAGCGGTCAGAGCGTCTGTTACAATATCCGAAGTTGTCGCCAAGTCCTCACCGGAAGCAGCAGCAAGGTTCATAATGCCCTCAATACCGTTAAGCATATCGCTGGTTTTCCAGCCTGCCATAGCCATGTAACTCATCGCATCGGCAGCTTCGCTTGCGGAGAACTTCGTTTTGCTACCCATCTCACGGGCTTTATCTCGGAGAGCATCTATTTCCGAACCTGTTGCCCCGGAAATGGATGCAACCTTGCTCATCGCAGAATCAAAATCCGCTCCCGTTTTTACGGCAAGTGTTCCGATAGCGGCAATTCCCGTTGAAACCGGGAGCAACTTTGTACCAACGCCGGAGATTTTATCGCCAACGTCCTGAAATTTTTTTCCAGTTTCGGACAGCTTAACCAACGCCGTTCTGGATTCACCTGCTTGTTGCTCCAGTTTCTTTAGGTCGTTTTCCGTTTGCTGGATTTCCCGTTGCAATGCGTCATATTGTTCCGGGGAAATCGGATGTCCAAACTCATCATCTACCTGTTTTGCGGCTTCTTTTAAGTCTTTAAGTTTGGTCTCTGTTGATTTTATTTTGCTTTGTAAAGCATCGTATTTCTCTTGAGAGATTTTTCCGTCAGCAAGTTGCTTTTCTGCATTCTCTGCTTGCTTTTTCAGTTTCTTTAATTCGGTTGTCGTGGATTCAATTTCACTTTGTATTGCATCATATTTAGTTTTCCACGCCCCGTAATTATCCGCTGTTTTGGCTGCGGCTTCGCTTGCCGTTTTGAGGGCTTGCAACTTGTCTTTTGTATCGGATACAGCAGCTTTTAGCAGCTTTTGCTTTTGAGTTAGCAACTCTGTGTTGGTAGGGTCAAGCTTTAGCAACCGCTCGACGTCTTTTAATTGACTTTGCGTATTACGGATATTTTTGTTGACACCCTCCAAAGATTTTACCAGATTAGTGGTATCGCCACCAATTTCAACGGTAATGCCTTTGATACGGCTCGCCATATTGCTTTCCCCCTTTTAAAATTTGTCAAAATCTGCTTGTGTGGCTTGATAACTATATGGATAGTCATCATTTTCTTTTTCTGTAAATAAATCATTTACAAGTCCAATAGTTAAAAAATCCAAGTCGCTTATTGATAAGCCAATCTGAACGCACCGCAGCAAAAAAAGCGGTGTGGTCATCGGGCGGTCAGTCGGGCGATGTTTTTTTTAGACTGGACTTGTGTTTGCAAGTTTGCGTTCCAAAGTTCCAGCAGTTCTGGCAAAATTTCATAAATTGAAAACATGGAGAACTGTTCCAACCATTCCTCCGCTGTTCCCGGTACGCCTTTAGGGTCTGCATGCTTTGCCATCATGTACGCAACATTTTCAAACGTTTCCAAAATTTCTGGATTTAATCTGGACGCTTCACTGTCTTTTTCTTTTTCATCGTCAACCGATTTTTGCAAATCAGCAAAATCATGAAACAAATCACGCCGGAATTGCAAGCGATATAGCCGAGGAATTGCTGCACTCGCTTTAAATTGTACATCTACGCCGTCAATGGTAATTGTTTTTGACACTCCCATTTTTTTATCTCCTTAATTCGCTTTGTTTTCTTCCGCTGTAAAGCTTGGCATATAAACTGCGTTGTACCAATTGTTATAAGTTTCAGCATCTGTTTTTTCACAAGATTTTGACTTAACAAGGTTATTGTCCAATGCGGTTGCAGACAGCTTGAGAGTTTCCGTTTTGACTTCCTTTGTATCTTCTGTGGTTGCGGATTCTGTTGCAGGACGTGCAACAGAGCAGCGGTAAAAGATATGTCTGATTTTCTTTTTGTCGCCTTCAAATTCAAAAAACAGTGCAAATTCGGCGACTTCTGCATCGCTCTTTTCCACGAGTACTCCCTTTGTGTCAAGCTTTTCTCCCAAAATTTCCGTTGCGAAATCGGTTGGAATCAATGCGACTTCCAAATCTCCCTCATAACCGGAGTTGTTGTTGCACAGATAATAAACACAGTTGTCTGCGTAAAACGGTTCTGTTTCGCCATTTGCATCAATGCTAAGGCTGACAGCACCCGGCAGACGTACAGGTGTAGCGTATTGCGGAACACCGTCCTCATCATATCCGGTGATTTTTGCCCAGTATACTTTGTTTAAGCCAAATTTAACCTTGTTCTTAGTTTCGGTTGCCATGCTTAGTTCCTCCCTAATGATTTTTTTACAAGCGATTCAAGCATTTCGATTCCATGCTCTTCCGCTGGTTTCATGTGTGGGTGTGCGTTTGTTCTTCCGCCTTGCCTGAGTGCGTGACCATCTTCCAGCAAATGTGATAACCGGTAATGCTTTTTAGAGTGGACGGCTACTTTTAATTTGCTTGAATTTTCTTCGATTTTTGTTACTACAAAGCTTTTTCTGTACGTCCCCGTTCGCTTTGGGGCAGTTTGTAGTAGTTCTTTTTTGACTGCCTGAGAGGATTTTTTGACTGCTGCTTTTACGTCGTCGCTGGTTGCATTGCTATATTCTTGCAACTCTTTCATAATTTCGTCCGCCAGCTTATCAACGCGAATAGTTTTTATCATGTTTACCCCTCCAGCAGCAGTTCAAATTCATAAATCTGTTCAAACATCTTTTCAGAAGATATGTATTCTTCCGTTTTATCATATACAATCTCATTTCTTTCTAAAACGGATTCTATTTGACTTTCAGATTTAAAATCTTTTTGGTTGCTGTACAATTCCAGCGTCACCTCTACGATTTTTTGATAGGCGTGATTATCGGCAGAAAAATCGCTCCGCCCGTCATAATAAAATACAAAATAGGGCAGCGGCGGTGCTTTGCCACGCTCGAAATGGTGATATGCAAACGGCAAATGCATTTGCTCCATCATTTTTGCGATGTCAGTATAGGTCATTTTGTATTCCCACCTCTTCCTTGAGATACAATTCCAACACATCCATGTTTTTTTGATATGTTCGATAAATTAAATATCTTTTTTCATGGTATACGGCAATTCCCTCACAATCGTACTCAATCGGATTGATTTGCACAATAAATGACGGTTTTAACCCAGCCTGCATTGCTGCAAAAAACTCCGCTCTGCTCGCTGATTGCACGCTACAAAACACAGTTCTTTTGGATTCTTCCGCCAATCGTTCCACGCCGCAATCATCTCTGTATAAATGCTGTTTGACCAGTTCAATTACATCATCCATCGTCATTTCCTCTCATTTTTTCGGAAAATAGCCGATTGTTAAGCAAATATCGCAGCATCCGTGGCATTGAGGATTGCTCATCTCCGCCACGCTTCCGCCATAGCCACGCTGCATACTGTACGACAAGCTGGTCGTCTTCGATGGTCTCATTTAACGTGATTCCCTCTCGTGCAATGTAGCTTTTTGCCGCCTGTAAATCTGCATAAAGCCGGTCATTATAAGCCTCGGCGGTAATTCCGAGGTCTACCTTTAGCATTGTAAGCAGGTCTACGTTCATATTATTTATTCTCCGGTTACTTTATTTGCCGTGTCTTCAGCAAAAGTAACTGCGTTTGCAGTTGGTTTTGTGCCGCCAATTCCGATTGCGACAAATCCTTCTGCAATCACTGGCAAGCCGTCATATCTCGCAGTTCCCTTAAATACGGTCTGGTCTTCAATAAATCTTGCGTGTTCCGACTGGCTGATAGCTGTTCCAGCACGCTCTGCCAGCAGATACAAGTCACCATAACCGCCAATGATTACATCATCCGGGATAAAAGACAGCTTTTCGATTGCTCCGCCAATTACTGGCATCGTTCCGTTCTGCCCGGTTACAATCGCACCAGCAGCGTTGATGGTCAGGGCATTTGCAACCAGCTTTGTAAATGTCTTTTCGTTCATTGCCCAAAACATTTCGCCGTGGCTGTAATCTGCCTTAGCGTTTCCGGATGCAATAACCAATTCCTTAAACAACGCTGCATCTGTTTTACCAGAGATTGCAAGCACGTTGCTGGCGGTAAGGTTTGCCCACGCTCTGGCGGTGGTAGAGTAACCAGACGGCTTTGCAGCCTGCGTCAGACGTGTGACAATACCAAGCGGCATTTTAGTCCCAGTACCGTACAAGATTGCCTTGTCCAATGCGTAACCGATAGCCTGACCAAGTGCGGAGATAATCTCGGTTGCAAGGGCAATGTCGGAATCTTCCAGCACGGCATTGCAGATTGCGATAAATCCGCCGACCTTATAACCGTCTACCTCTACGTTGTTAAAGGTGAGGTTTAATTCGTTGAGTGTGCTACACATTTCCGTCCAAATTGCTTCCGGGATTGCTCCCATTACGTTCTGTCTTGCCTTGCCCGGCACACTCTTAACATTTACATGCTTGTACAGCTTAGAGTATTTAAGCGTGGTTTCTTTGATTAAATCCAGTGCAACTTCCGGGATAAGCAGCTCAGCACCGGTAATAGACCGCTGATTCTTGCCCATTTCCCGGACACGTTCCAACCAGCTTTTTACAGCATCGTTGGCAAAAAACGCATCACGTTCCTGTACGTTCATGCCAAAAAATTTCAATCTGGTTTTCATTTTAACATTCCCCTTTCTGGTTTCATCTTCCGAATTACCCTCGGCTTGCGGTGTCTGTTGTTTCTGTTCCACGGCATCCAATTCTTTCTCCATGTCAGCAATTTCCGTTTCCAGTTCGCTGATGGACTTTTCGTTTTCCGCCTTGTCTTGTTCAAACTGGTTGACAGCCTTTTCAACCACCGCCTTTTCTTCTTCGGTTTTTGCCTCGTTGATGTCGGATTCCAGTTCTTTTTCCCGTTTTTCCAACTCTGCGGCGGCTGTGCGGAGTTCCGCCAGTTCAGCTTTTTTGCTGTCAATCTTGTTTCGCAATAACAGTGCTTTCAGCATTTTTTATTTTTCCCCTTTCAGTTTTTTCAAAAGTGTGGATTTCCACGCTTCTGATTTTCGCTTTTCGATTTGTTCCAAGTCCTTTTTGCGTGCAGATATGCCAGTTTCTTCATACGCCGGATATGTGCAGCAAGACACTTCATACAGCTTTGCTTTTGTGATTCTCCAATGGACTTTCCCTTCTGCAGGGAAAGTTGTTTCTTCGCTAAGGATTTCAAAACCGAAGCTGCATTGAGACACATCGCCACGTTTTACCCGTTCATAAAGGTTCATCGCCTCGCTATCTTTTGGGTTGATGTAGATTTTTCCCCATAATCCGTGAGAATCCTCTCTCAATTCCAGCGTGTGGGCGGTTGTACGCCCAAGCACAAGCCGGGTGTCATGGTCAATAAGTGCCCGGACATCTCCAGCAAGCGTTTCCGAAAACGCACCCGGTGCAACGCTCTCGCTCATGCCATACCCCATATCATAATTGGAATCAAATACCGCAAAATAGCCCTCAATTACAGGGGCTTCGTTTGTTTCGCCGTCCCTCGTTGTAAGTACTGACTGCATCGTGCGATACATGACGTTATTCCGTTCCATTTTCTTCTTTCCCTCCCTGTACTAATTTTTTTTGATACGCTGACATCTCATAAGGGATGTAGTTTTCCAGCACTCGTAATTCATCCAATCCCTCCCTTGGTGACAAGCCCATCCGGTCACGTACCTCGTTGCCAGTAGCAAAACCACGGTCAGACAAGCCACCAAATACGTCAGCGATGGTTTTTAT